AGTAAAACCTGGGGATGTTGGGTATGTTCCACCCATATTAAACTCGATACGCCTCTGTTGTTGATAGCTTTATTAACAATGTTAATGATCTCGCCTCTGCGCGATCTTAGCAACTCATCAAACCCTCTAGTGTCATTGGCTTGTATGTTAATGGTAACATTCGTAGCCATACCTTGACCTTTAGTATGATCGATTACAGTCTCATTAGGATGCAGTATAGCTGGAAAACCACCCTTGCCGTCAACACCGCCTGTCCTTGCGCCACTGCCTGTAAAACCACCGCCATCGAATGATTGCTTTCTGATAGTCTGTACTCTAGCCATACCATTCACTAAAGCTAATCCAGCCATAACATAACTCATTGGTGGCTCGTATGCTTTTGCTGCTTTTTGTGCAGCAGCGTGAGTATCAACAATAGCCGTAGCGATTGCAGCAGCTTTCTGTATAGCAAACAACTTCCTGCTATGACCTTTCACACCCATTAACTGTTTGCTCATCTCTCCTGCGATGTGCTTAGTTTTTTCGCCCTCAGTCATCGCCTCGAAGTCAGCACGGAACTTAGCTAATTCCATTTGCTCTTTCTGAGCATCAGTAAGTTCTTTTGTAGCATTTTTTTGATCGTTAAGGGCTTGCAAGGTATTTTGTCTGGCTAGAAGTTCTGCAGCTTCAGTTTCTGTGATTTCACCGCGAAGCTGTTGCATACCAATTTCATAGAACTTCATCTGATCTGCTGATAAGCCAAATGTTGCTATCTGTGTATCTAATGAATCTCTTTGCTTCTCAAAGGCTTCAGTGACACCATCAACCTTTTTACTTAGTTTATCTTGCTCTTCTTTGTTAAGCTGAATAGCTGCTCTCGTTTCACGCAGTCTTTTTTGGTATTCTTCTTGTGATTCAGTGGCTCTACGATTAGCTTTCAAGCCTCTTTGTCGGGTTCTAATGCCTTTAGATTCTTCTTTTTCTAGAGCTGCTAATTCATCTTCCAACTCTTTCATTTTTATCTTAGCTAACTCAAGCGCATATTCTCTTGCTGCGCCAGTTAGAGAGTCAAACCTATCTATAAGGTCTTCGCCAGAATCATTTAGTCGCTTCATGCCACTTGATGCTGCCATGAGTTTTGGCATTAAACCCATAGCAATAGCTGCACCAACAGAAAGTATTGCACCGACTACCGCACCACCAGGTCCGAATATCGATGCTACCTGACCACCTTGCTGACCAAGAACAAGTAGCTTGTCTTGTCCCATTTGTAGCTGAACCGCGACATCCTGTATCTGATGACCTACCTGACCTAAACCGCCACGCATGAACCTAAACTGCTGATTAAGGACTTTACCCCTTTTCGCAGTCTTATCCATTTCTGTTTGCATTTTGCGGAAACCAGCAGATGCACCGTCTTTTACTTGCGTTTCAATTACTGCTTTTGCTGTTCTAGCCATTGCTTGCCTCAGTCTTTTCGTGTTTTAGGCGCAAGTAGGTAAACCAGTGATCGAACTCACTAGTTGTCATAGCTAAGACTGTTGAGAGGGGCTGACCAAGATGCTCTGCCAACTGATACATATAATACACTTCAGTAGGCTCACCTTGGTCATTTATTAGTTTTTTTCACGTTCCTCTTCGTCTTCTATCTGAAGAACAAAGTTTGCCACTCTACTCAAAACTTCTGGATCAACACTTTTTCTTAGCTTGACCTTATCGCCAATATCAAATACTGCATCGCCATCTTTGTCGGTGACACCAAAAATTAATGCATAAACCAGATAGTCGGTATTATCGCCATCTGCTCTTGCATACCATCTTGCTTTGTCTTCTAAAGACAGGTTCTTCGAGTAAAGAGTGCAATCCCACTCATCTACTCGAATACTCCTAACTTCTTTCCCACTAAAATGCGCGACAGCATTCTCAATTAATTTTCCCATGATTTATTTCCCCTAAATTATACAGCTAGTTCAGCGATCAAACCGTCTCCAGTTACAGTGATTGCAGCCTCAATAAGACCATCAACTGCTACATTTTTTGATAAGCTAGTGACGATAGCAAATCCTTTCCACTTTTCGAAGCCACTGGTTGAACCTCTTGGGTATAATTCAAGATCGACTCTAGCGCCCTCAACAAGCGCCTCCTGACCAGCATCATCATCATTCCAAATTACATTGATAGATGAAGTCCATGATTTTGTTGTTACTTTGGCTTTAGTCCAGCCCGCATCGCCCGCAACGGTAGGGTTCATTACTGTTGACTCTGCTGTATTAGCAGTGATCTCTAGCGAAAAATCCTTTACCTCTGCAACAATGTCAGTGCCTACTTTAACTAAGCCACCATATCCAGCATGAGTTGACATATTTTTTACCTCTGCTCTCTGAGCGTTATGTTTTAGGCTGTATAGCCATTAAATTTCAATATCAGGGTTATTTTCTCGCACCTGATACATTACTTCAACAGTCAATGTACATACAGCCACAGGCTGATCTCCACTTCCGTCAAAATCTGCGTTAAAGGCAGTAATCCTTGTATCTTTAGCATTACCACCTCTCGTTAAATCTGTATACAATGCCTCTTCGATCTCTAAGCAAATCTGATCTAGAGTATCATCGTAATTAGCAGTCCCTTTAACAAAGACTTCAATATCAAACTCACAAGTCCTCATTTGCGTTCTAGGCTTGTTTAAAGTCTGATACTCAGTTGTTTCTGACTTATTGTATAAAAGTATCCCAGGCAACTTACTATTCTGCATAGGATATACTCTGCTCTGAAACACGTTGTTACCAGTTGTTGTCAGACCAGTTATAGTCGTTTTAATATTGTCCCTAATATCTTTTCTAACATGAGCCATTATTCAGCCTCTAATGCAATTTCAGTTATTCCTGTGCCATCATCCATGATAATAGTCACATCGTACAAATTGCCTCTGATAGAAAAAGCATCTCCCTCTTCTATGTTAGGTACGTCTTCTGTTCTTACAGTTAGCCTTGGAGAAACCATAGCAAATTCTACTGAGCCACCAGAATCTACAGCTTGATACTGATTATCAAATATACCAATCACGCTTACATTATCACCGTTATCAGGTATGTAAGTTACTGTCTCACCAAAGTCAGCGAGCATTAGCTTTCTATCATCAGCAGTTTCTACTGGCATTATTTCTTTGCTCTTCTCTTAGGCTTTGGGCTGTCTTCACTCAACCCAATGCTTCTGTCTTCTTTTTTAGATTCAAGCGCGTGTGGAGCAATTCTACCTATTGCCATTAAATGTGTAGCAATTTCCAAATCTAACTCAACAACATCGCCTACGTTATATTCAACGGCACGAATCAAGCATTTTTTTATTACATCATATTTCATAATGTTCTCCTTTAGTAAAAGCTACTATGGGATAGCCACGGAATAGCCTTTAGTAAAGGAGGGGGCGAACCCCCTCACAGTGTTACAGTTATGTTTGCTTACAGAAGCTACCGCCATGACGAACAGCGCAATCAACTGACTGTAGTGCAACAACGCGCACAGTGCCAGAAGTTGAATTGCTGTAAGGATCAACAACGATGTCTAACCCACCGAACATACCGATAAGTAGATCGCTAAAGTTACCGAAGTAAGCATGAGAATTAGATACTTGGTTAGAAACAATAGCTTTATAGCCATTAACTTCACCGCGCTCCATAACCATGATGCCTGAACCTGAGTCTTTAGCAGTTGTTTTCAACAAGCCAGCAAGACCAGGAGGAAGAATATATGAAAGGTTGCCAGTTAAAGCGTTAGCAGTTTCAACAGCAACTTCCATCTCAACCATTTCTGCAAATGTTGGCGCAGCAGAATTAGTAAAGCCGATTGCAGTAACACCTGTAGCATTTTCAATACCAGTTGGCTGACCATTTGCACCTGTACCCTCAAGACCAGCTTTATCAATAGCAGTAGCGATTGAACGAGTAAGGTCATTACGAATTAGGTTCTCAACGTCTAGGCTAGACTGTACAAGAAGCTGACGAGTAACGTCTGTGAATGCACCCAAAGTTTTAGGTGTAAGAGATACGTTACCAATAGTCAGTTCTGATTCACTAGCTGCACTACCCTCATCAGCAATCCAAGAAGCAGTTGATACACCTGTTTGCTTTGGAATCTTAACGTCACCGCTTAGACCGCCTAGCATAGTTGCACCAGCTTGCATTACAGATGATGAGTTGCGAAGAGCATCAATGAATGCACCACCACGATAGTCTTCACCAACCAAGTCTGCTTCGTTATGACCAGCACCACCTGGATCAGTTACGTTAAGATCGCGCTTGTTCCAAGTGCGTAAAACGTCAGCAGGAAGCATGATGCCTTGTGCAGATTTTCCGTACTGGTCAGCAGCAGCGCGTGAGCATTCAAATTCAAATGCTGCAGCTTCTTGCGCTCTACGATCAGTTGGGTTAGCTAGAGCGTGAATTGCTCTCATCATGCTGAAGTTTTTAACTTCTTTTTCGCTCATGCCGATGTCTTGGCTTTCTAGAGCAGTTGTAGAGCCAATAGACTCTAATAGTGCGCCACGGAACTCATCGATAGACTGACCAGAAGCGATTGCTTCACGAGCCATATCTGATTTGTTGTGACGAGCGCCTAACTCAACGATTTGAGCAGCGTTTTTTTGTGCGGCTTGCTGGGCTTCAGCTTTTACCGCTTCTACATTAACTTCTGACATAATATTGTCCTCTTTAAATGAAGTTCTAATTACGGGTTTATTGTCAGCTTTGCCTGAACGCCCAACGCCAACTGTCATATCGGCAGGAATAGACACCAAACTTGCTTCAACGGGTTTCCATGACTTAGCACGATAAGTTTCCTTATCATCTACGTCTCTTTCCATCTTGCCGATAGAGTAACCAACAGAAATGTTAGCCCTAATACCATCGACAACATCAGAGAAAGCCTCACGAGCCAATTCACCTTTTCCAAAGCGAACTTCTGCGCGGAGTCTACGCGCATTCTCATCAAGCTGTACTGATTTGATTACACCAATTTGCTTTTCAGGGTCATGGTCTAAAAGCAATGGTGCGCGACCAGATGCAAGGAAAGACAAATCGATTGATTCCTTGCCATGGTCTAATACTTCATTACCGAATGAACGAGCAACAGGCTCTTCACTTGATAACGCTATTTTTACTGTTCGAGATTCTTCGTCTATAGGAGACATATCCATCTCCATAGCGCGATGCTGTACTTCTAGACTAGCTGAACGATCAGTTTCTTCTACTACTTCCTCTGCAACTTCTTCCGCTACAGTTTCAGCAGTTTCTTCTACTGTTTCTTCAACTACTTCTTCAGTACGAACTTCATCAACAGACTCAACAGTAGCTTCTACTTCTACTTCATTGTCCATATTTACAGCCTCTTCGTTTCTATCATCATCTAACATACCAGCAATCTTTCTAGACCAAGAAAAACCAGCATCACCGCCCCATAATGCCCAAGCAATACGCCCTGCACTGGGATAGCCTTTCTCGCCTGGGCTAAAGCCCTCTGCTTTCTTGTCTACTTCATGCCGACTAAAGAAAGAGTACATTCTTTTTACAGTGTCGAATGATAACTCTTTTCTATTCTTTATGTCTCTTGCTCTGGCTACACCAACTTCAGTGCCACCACGACCATATTCTTTGCGCCACTCTAACCCTTTCTCGGCTTCTGACACCATTCCGTCAGTTGGGCGAGTGTTTATTTCCTTACCCTTGTACTTCGGCATCATCATCTCCGATTATATCAGGATCAACACTATTGAAACTCGCACCATACGGCTCTAATGCGTAGGATATGCCGTATTGTTCCGCTATATCCTTATCTCGTGCGATCTGAGACACTAACTCCTCTACATCCTTGCCATACTGGCTTGCAACGTCAGATAGGCTTAGAACGCCTGATTTAAGCCCTAGAATCGCTGCATTCATCTCTTTCTGCGGGTCTACCCAGTTCCATGCCTTTCCTCTAAACTCTGCTGCCTCGCAGAATCGGTCAAACTGTCGAACAGGAATGCCAAAACTATTTACTTCCATAGATGCAGATAGCCAATCGTCATAAACAACACGGACAAAGTGGTCAATCATAAACTTCTGTAGGTTTCTGTAGCAATCACGCTCTTCTAGCGCACCCTGACGGATAGAACTGTAAGATACCGACTCTAGATCGTTAGATAGGGCAAAATAGCTAACACCTAGCGCAGAAGCAATGCCTTTTAGCACTGCTTTGTGGAATGAATCAAATTCGTTATTAGGATACTGTGGGTCGAACGACTTAAAGTCTACACCATTTGGTAGCTGATGGAACGTACCTGGTGATGCTTCCATAATAGGCATACTTCCATCTAGGTCATCTGCGACAAATCCATCACCTGTTGGTGACGTAAAGAAACCCATCTTACTCGCACCGATACGCGCATTAACCACCGCAGCTTCTCTTAGCGCACCTAACTGCTTCATGGCAGAGATAGCAGGAGTCATCCAAGGCTCACCGCGAGATTGTCCTGCTCTGCTTGGGTCGTATAGGTGAATCATGCGTTCAGCAGGGATTCTAACGTGCTTCGGTGACTTTCCTGTCGTTGTGTAGTCGTAATCACCTGGATGATAAGTTAAAACATGATAAGCAACTGGCTTTCTGAAGCGATCTAGTTCAACACCCATACGAACTTCATTGCCGTTAGACAGTCTTTCGTTCTTCTGCTCGTCAATCTGGTCTGGCTCAAGAAACTCTATAGCGAAAGAATCATGGAAGTTAGCACCACGATGCTTAACAATAAACACTTCACCGTCACGGGCTAAACACTCAATAGCTAGTTTTTGTGCATCAACCCAAGACATCGAGCCATCCACGGTACAGTTACCTAGCTTGCCCCACTTTCGAAACGCATATTCGACCCTTTGATTGCCGTCTTGATCTAATCTACCCACGGAATCAGTTGCTTTGACCTGTAATCCGAAGCCTTTTTCACCAATCACGTTATTTTTAAGCAGATTTAGGTATTTTTTGGCATATTCGTTGTTTCTAGCCAAATCTCTTGATCTAGAGCGTATTTTACGCAGTGCTGGTCGTAATTCTGAGTCTGCCGAACGCTCAGATGCCTTAAAATCAGCAAAAATATGTCCAGAATTAGCT